TGCTTTGCTGAGGGTATGAAGAGAGAGAACTTAGACAATGGTATTTGGGGAGGCACTCTACCTGGTGAGCGTGTCCTACTTGCAGATGTTTCAATAACATGGAACAATCGTAGGTCTATGATTAACTTCGCACACAGAGTAAGGGCAATCACTAAATGAAATCATTAACTTTCTTACTACTCGTAGTAGTAGCTCTGCTACTGACCGACAACTCAAAGACAGCCACGGACACAACAGACAAAGGCGTGCGAGTCTCTTGGGGTAAGGCAGATAGCAAGGCATACGCTAGAGACAAACTCAACGAGTGGAAAGATAATCAGGTGTCATGCCTCAACATGTTGTGGGGCAAAGAGAGTGCTTGGAATCCAAGTGCTTTCAATACTACCAAAGTGATGGGGAAGCATGCTGGTGGTATACCACAACTGTTGGGGCTTGACCCTGACACACCAGCACCGCAACAAATTGACAGAGGACTTGACTACATTTACTATAGATACGGCACACCATGCGAGGCATGGTCTCATTGGAAAAGGAATGGTAACTACTAATGGGAGAAAAGATTATGTGTAACTCATGTAATAGAGAGGTAACAGGAGAGGTTAAGATTGTGTTGAGTAACAAAAAAGGTTGGGGTGTAACCCACAAAGCAGAAAAATATTTTCATGCCACACCACTTGACTGTGCCAATGCAGTCGAGCCAGTTATTATTCTTACGAATAGAATGAGAGCGTTGCAAAATGACTAAGCATGTAACGGAGATGCGTCCTGATTACAGCCAGGCTATGGACATACGCGGTGAGCCTACACTAGTGTGCCCATGTGGCTGCGAGATTTGGAACCTCAAGACTATCTTTGATAACGACGGAGAGATTGGTATGTACTTCCTTGACATGGAGTGTGCTGAGTGTGGTACACTAGCAACAGCACCAACACCAGAAGGAACGGAGATAGAAGATGAGTGAATTTCTGCATCATCTAGTGGCAAACCGAGAGTACAGACAGCACGACATAGAATTACAAAGAGCCCTACATGAGAGCTTATCTAATGAGATTCTATCATGGGTTTCTGACCCATGGGAAACAGCACGAAACGTTGTGCACCCAAGTAATGAAGACTTAGGAGCGAACTAATGGCTAGTTATGAATACAAATGTGAGATTGACTCAAGCACTATCACAATCAGTAGAGGTATGACTGAAGAGGAAATCATACCTTACTGCGACAACTGCAATGAGCCAATGGTAAGGGTGTACAGTGCACCACCTGTCAAGTTCAATGGCAGTGGATTCTATTCAACAGGAGGATAACAATGGTATGTGAAGTATGCGAAGACGGCGGTTGTTCAGCCTGTGATTTACAGTCTGATGAACTACAGTTTGCTAGCATGAAAGAGATTGAAGAGTTCTACAATGTAAATGGTGAGGCTTTGCACGTTGACCCAGCGGAGATGGACTTAGAAGGTATGCTTCAGGAGATGATTGATTCAGAAGTTGATTTCGATAAAGAGTTTGACCCTGATGCCGAGTAGAGGGCGTAGTTTCGACACGCTACGCGCTCTCTTACTCGTATCAGCAACGTTCTTTATTGTTCTGACTCTTGCGGTGTACCTAATTCTTGGTATGACGAGTCTTCTGATGGCTCTGTTTCCGTGGTCTCCATAATGTCAGCATCATAGAATGGCTTGAACCCACCCAACTTATTGACCAGTCGCTTGACGGCTCTGTTACCTCTCATGCGAGCTGCGTCATCACTACCTAGAGACAGGTAATTACTTATCTCTTTGTAGTCCATAGACTCTGCATATCGGAAGAAGAGTATCTTTCTATCCTCTTTACTTAACTTCCAATATGCGGAGTCTATCTCCATCATCATGACAGATAAGTTTCCACCTTCTGATGGGGCGCTTGGTCGCCCTGGTCTACCCAAGTTTAACTTATGAGTAACACCCCATTCCCCACGTAACACAGCAGGGAGCAGTGCTTCTACAACATCTGCCTCATAATAATACAGGTCAGACACGTCATAACCAACTGACTTAGCCTTCCACTTCTGACAGTAATCTAATGCATGATTACGTAGGCTACGATAGATAAGGTTCTTTGCATCCTTGTCACCTATCTTTTCCCACTCAGCCACCTTGTTAGGGTGCTTAGCAAACCACTCGTATAGACTTTGTTTGATGTCTTCAAGTTCAACCATGTCAAACTTGCGGTGATACTCAGAAGCTACCGCTACGATTACATATTCCCATGGCTCAATTTGTTGCCAGTTCATCTGCCTTTGCCTTCTTGTATAGTCGTGTCGCTGACATTAAATCATCTACTGTAATTAAGAATCCCTTAGACAAATTAGGTGGAATGTTACACGTAATCTCTCTACCAAACTCTTTAACCGCATAGCGGAGTGCATCAGTAGGTACAATAAGTGTACTCTCTTCAAGGACAAATGCCCAATAAGCAGCCTCAGTTACACCTAACCCTGATGGTGCCCAGTCCTCAATCTTCTTGAAGAAGCACTCAGTCTCAATGTATAGGTTGTTAGTCTTAGCCCACTTGCGGTCACGCTTTACTTCGACAGTACGTCCACCAGTAAGCAACTCATCTACTAACTGCTCGCCCTTGCGTCCGTATCCAAAGTCTAAATCAAATGATGATTTGTTAGTCATTGTCCCATTGCTTTCGTAGAACCAGCAACCCGATGATTGCATAGTTAGCCATATCCTTGAAGGAATCTTCTAAGGATTCGTGCTCAGGGTTTGCACCACTGTCAATCAGGTTGTTGATTCGTGCCAGCTTGTCGTGCATACGAACACGCAAGCCATTGATTGCACCGCCAGGTGCTTGTGATATATTCTTAGGGCCATAGTCTTTATGCTTGCTAAGCAACAAGTCAGATAGTTCCTTGACTGTATTGCTTAGGTATGTTTCGAGATGGAGTTCCCTAGCAATAGCGGGATTGTTAAGGTTACTTTGAGCTGAGCGTCGACTTTCTCGTAATGAGTCACTGTTAGCCCAAGGTTCATAAGGTAATCTATAATCTGCCATATCTCTTCACTCTCCATCTTCGAGTAGTTGTTTAAGTTCGTCATCAATTCCCACCATGCTAGAGCCAACAATCATATCTTCAATAACATCAAGTACAGTACTTGGGTCTGTCTCTGCTGAGAACAAAGTCAAGTAGGTGTCTTGTGTTATCGTTCGTATCTGTTCAGGGTCTTCTGCATAGCGATACATACAACGCAATAGCGAACCAATCATGAGGCGATAGCCATTAGGTAACACCAATGCTGGGTCGAACTCTTCGTCCTCTTCAAGCAGATGGTCTGTTGCATCGAAGACATTCTCGAACTCCTGTCCACATTCTGGACAAGGATTAATCTTATTCTTCATCTGTCAATCCCATCTTCTCTTTAATGAAGCCCGCCCCGTACTTAGTATATGCTGAGTTAACATCCTCTCCGTCTCCGAAAGATATCGTCGTGACGGGGAGTTCACGGGAGAGGCTAGTGGCAAACTCTCTTCCTGGTGCGTCACCGTCGGCAAAGACAAAGACTCTCTCGAAGTCTGCAAGTAATCTTGTATAGTGCTTCTTCCAAGAGTTCGCCCCAGGAACGCCAACGCAGGGAATTCCAACCATGCGTGACATAGTAAGCGTGTCAAGTTCGCCCTCACAGACGCCAATCCAATCACCAGCACGCTCGATATCAAGAACATTATACATCCGAGTATCACTTCCAACCATACCCATATACTTCGGTTCCACGGCAGGATTGAGAGACCTAAAGCGCAAGTCAACAACCCCAGTCTTAGTAATATACGGGATGCTAAGTCTACCTGTGTATGCTTCATGTCCTGGTTCAGGCTCCTCTACTACGCCTAATCGTGCCAATCGTGCTACCTCCAGAGTTATACCCCTGCTTCGAAGGTAACCTTCTGCCTGATAAATGCTTTCCTGGTACTTTTTGGACGCTATGCCCAAGAGTTCCTTCTGCGAATTTTGCTGCGCCACGTATGTCACATCCTTCTTGTTGTGCTATGATTTGTAAACTGTTTCCTTGTACACCGCATGCGAAGCAAACAAATAGATTTTCGTCTAGGTTTGCAGTTCCACTTTGATGTGAGTCACCATGGAACGGACACTTCAGGTTGACTTGCCCATGGTCACGACGCATGCTAGCACCGTAGTGCTCAAGCACGGACTTGATACTGGGTAAATCATTCACCGAATATATCTCCTAATCGTAGTACTAAGTATGCATCTGCTATCGACTTGCCTCTTGCTTTAATGACAAGAGCTGCAACAACTTCTTCTTTCGATAGTCCTCGTGCTTCTGCGTAATGAACTGCTTCGAGTTGGGCTTCTTTACTCCACCCACTGAGGTCGACCTTATTGCCAGCACCTGGGGCTTTGCATTCGATAACGCCAATGCTTCCAAGGAAGTCTTTGCGGACAACAACGTCTCCCTCATCTCTTGTACCAGTTCGAGCAAGTCGTTCAGCGTCGTATCCATTTGCTCTAAACCAGTCTCTGATATCTGATTCAAAGGTTGCACCTCTAGCCTTGTGACTCTTGCGTGTCGTCATCTACTTCGTATTCCTTTGGTAGTTCAAACTTCTCGATAACTAAACGTAATCTATCTTCGTACTCTTTAGTTAGTGCAGATACTGCATCCTGCCAACCTTCGACATATGCTTCTTGCTTCATAATCTTAAGCGTCTTTTCCATTAGCATTTTTCTCCTTAAACATTCTCTGGTATATCATCGATGAACATGTACTCAGGATTGAAGGCTACCCATGTCATGAGTCCTCCCCCTGCATCAGCTCTACCGTATCTATTCTTTACTGGAGCCACACCCATGCTAGTACCAACAACACCAAGTGTACAGATAAGAGCAGGTAACTGAGCAACCTTACCTTGTATGGCGCTTCTCGGCTGGCAAGGGCTCCCTTGTACAGCCTCACTAGTATGATGGAGTACAACAACAGCAGCATTAGTTGCACGAGCAAGATACTTTAACTCCTTCATAATTGCTCGCATTGATGCGAACTCTTCACCACCATCGGTGGCTACATCCATTAAGTTATCTACAACAATCAATGTTGGTGGGCAACCCCATAGTTCTTCGAAGGCTTGCACTTCTTCATCAATATCTTGTAGAGTTGGTGCTGATTCAAACGACCATACAATGTGGCTACCCTTTGCAAGTGTTGCCTTTGTCCAACCATGGTCAGTATTCATTAGCGATTCGACATCAGTCTGTGACTTACCTGAAATCATTGAGGCTAATCGCATAGCCATTGTGTGTGCGTTGGTATCTGCTGAGATATAAAGTGTTGGCACTTTCATCTTCAGCGCTAAAGCCAGTGCTAGAGTTGACTTTCCGACTCCAGGCGCGGCTGCGAACATCGAAACCTCAGAGCGCCTAATGATAATCTTGTTACTTTCGAATGCCTTAAAGCAACTAGGGAGCGGTTCTCCACCGATACTGGAACGACCAACTGAGCGGACAAGTGTACGCATCCTGATTCATTCCCTTCTGTGTAGAAAGAACGCAGCCACTTACGTGGTGTGCGTCGGTAGCTGCGTTCCTTCATCAACGTTTTAGTTTACTGGCTTGCACTGGTCGGGAGTCCCCTGTGGGGTTGGGCATGCCCAGAAAGCGTAAGGCTTTCCACTGGCTTTGCTCACTCCCTGTCGGAAGATTCTCGCTCCGTGTATGCACGTCGGGCTCGCTGTCCCTGATGGTGTTACTGCGCTTGGTGGAGGTGTAAGTGACGGACCCTGCCCCTGGGTTGGAGCGGAGTATGTGGATGGCGCTGTGCCTTGAGTTGAAGGCGTGGTCCCCAAAGGGGCAGCGTTGTATGCACCAACAACCAATCGTTGTACGGCTGCTACTTGTGTTGAGTAATCACCAATGCCTTCTAGTAACACGCTGAGTTCATCAGCAGTATTAGCACGGATATTAATCATATCCCCAGCAGGTGTCTTGTAACTGACTTGCAGTTTCCAGTCTTCCATTTGTTATCCTATCTTCGTTGAGAACTGACAATGTGCTGTCAGTCCACATTTATATTGGCAGTTGTTTGTGTTCGGTAAAAATATTCCAGCCTTACGAGCCTTGTCAAATCCTGCAACAAGGTACTCAAGTTTATCCTCTGTGTACTGCTCGAGGCTAACAAGAGGAGACACACCGTGCTGACGTGCCATCCAATAAGTCCCCCACTTAACATCGATACCAAAGGTCTTTAACATTCCGACCTTATAGAATCCGAGTTGAAGTGTATTGGTTGGTGTTTGCTGAGAGGTTTTCAAGTCGACGATGACTAATTCGCCATTGACTTCAAACACCCTGTCAAGAATCATCTTGACTGGCACGCCAGCAAAATCAGGTAGCATTGCTAACTCGACTGCTGGTGCACCTTGTGGTGTCTTCCACAACTTCCAGTCAGGGTTAGCCTTACGCCAATCGATGTATGCTTGGACCCATTGAGGTCCAGTCGATTGCCAGAAGTTAACATCTTCTTTGTTTGGGTTAGCCTTAGTAGCACGACCACCAACACGAGCGTTGGTTAGGTCCTTGCCCTCAGCCTCTTGTGCCCAGGCTTTCGCCCATAGTTCACTATTCAGCATGTTCTAAGTCCCACAATTCTGTAGCTGTATGGAAGGCAGAACCTCCCACTGACCAGACTGATGGCTCCTCAGGTACCTGAAGCAATCGCCCTAGGTAGTACTGATAACCACAGTCAACGTATGTACTGAACGCTGAGTAACTCACGTGTTCAGGTAATTCGTAATCTCCAAGTTGAATCATGGCATAAGCATAGCACGGTACTACATCAGTGCCAATAGGCGTACTTGCCTGGCTTATTTACACCCTCAGATTCTGTGTGTATAATTTAATATATATACTATATAAGGGAGCCTTTAAGGGCTCCCATATATTATATATAATAATATATATTATACTATAGGAGATACTATGTTAGAAGTTTTCTTTGGAGTATTACTAGCTGTTGCCGTACGCGATGTCTATCTAGAACTGATTGAAAGATACAGACATCACCGACTTAAGAAAGACCTGCGAGCCTTTGCTGACCAGCTAGAAGACCTCGAGGCAGACGACGAAGATTGATGGGAAATATCAGGGCCTGCTAATCCCTGTGCCTAGTTAACTCATCAAGAGCCAAACCTCACCGCACCATAGAAGTCTCTAGATTTGAAATATAATCACCTGCGCACTTCTAACGGGATGAGGTTTTGTGCTGTTTAGAAACAACAAAAGACCCCCCAACCTAGGGTGATTACCTTAGGAAGGGGGGTTTCTTGTCTCTATGGGCCTGCTAGGGCCCTTAAATGGGGATTATTCGGCTCCTCTGCCGTACTCTTTTTCATTCTTGTCTGCCCACTTTGCCAGTGGAGCAGCCATAGCACCGATGACAACCGCATACTCAGGTTGCATATCTGTTAGCAAGGCGATACCCATAGTGATTGCTGAAGCCAGCAACGCACGAAGGTAGGACTTGATAGCAGCTACTTCTTTCGGTCCAAGGAACTTCTTGATAAGTGCTTTCATTTCTTCTCTTTCTTTTTTGGTAGTGGCTTTAGTCTAGATGCCGCTAACCTGGCTTGGTCAGCAGTAGAGAACTTAGGCTTGTCTAACCATGGGAACCATGGGGAGTCATCATTCCCACAGTTATCCTTGATTGATATATGTAAATGCTTATTGTGTGGATTGCTACCAGTGTATGGCTTGTCGCCTCGACCTGGCATCCATATCTGACCCTTGAAGATTAAGTACTTGACACGCTTGTCCTTCTTCAACTCCTCATAGATTTCATGGCAGTCGATGTTACGTGCAGGGTCATGGGTTAAATCAACAGCAAGGCCTGTGTTATGGTCGCTGTTGGGGTTCTGTGCCTGATGTGCTTTCGACGGCAGAAGTCCATCGGATGCTTTCATACGCGATGGCGCTATCTTGGTGGCTTGTCGAAGGACAGCAATAGCGGCAGGTGTGGCTTTCTTGGCAACAGGCTTCATCGTTGTTCATCTTTCCCTCTTTGAATCATAATCTGGTATAGGATTTCTACCTTCTCTTCCAGTCTAATGACTGAGTCCTTAAGGCTTGAGCCTGAGTTAGGCTTGAGTTCGTAGAGATAGTGCTTGACTAACCAGCGAACTGATGTAGCAAAAGCTGCGACGAGTGTGCAGACAGATACGGCTAGACCTAGCCATTGAGCAGAAGACATTATACAGTCCTAATCGTAATATCAATGACACCACCATAGCCCGTGAATCCACGGTCTGGAGGTGTGAGGCGGGTGAATGAAATTTGTTCAATGACAGCCTGGCGTGACTCACCTGTAGTTAAGTCTTGCCATGTTACAACGTCACCGTTCTCTTCAACGGATTCTAGTTGGCCAATTCTATCGAAGGCTCTGCCTTCATAGCCAACCTGTACATTGTATCGGTCTGTCTCCACGTCATAGCAATAGACGGGGAATCTCATAACTCGCTGGCGAGGGGTAGCGATAGTCGCTTTCGCCTGGTAGCCCTTCATTACTGGGCCTCGTGATGCTTCATCGCCGTCACGATACAGGACAAACTTGTAAGCCAAGTACTCCTGTGCTTCCTGTGGGTTGGATGTAGTTACCTCAACTGGTGGGACAGAGGCATCGTACGCTACGACATCGTACTCTGTGCCATCGGCAGTAACTGTTTCAAGGGTCATAGACCCATACTCAAAGTCACCACGTGCAACAAGACGTTTGAAGTTCTTAGGCTCTAGTGTGTTGTATCTGATGTAGCCTGTGGTTAGATAGCCAGTAGGCATTAACTGAGATTCATTCTCGTAGTACACATATCCAACTTCAGATGTTGTAGCTGTAGTACAAAACATTAGTTGGTCAGTACCATCAGCGAATGCACAGCCAGTAGTTTGATGTCCAGACACACCACTGAAGTACAAGTCGTTTGCGTAAGCAAAACGCAACGGTTCAATCTCAAGGCTTAGGTCAATACGGATAACGCCTGGCTCACCACTGACACCAGTAGCACACCACACATAGTGGTCACGGCTAGCAAAGTCATAGCAAGGCTGAGTTGTTTCTATGATAAGCGGACCATAAGATAGCGAACCATCTTGGTCAGATACTGTAGCAACACGGATACCCTTGTTGGTTCCAATAATCATGTAGCCTAGGTAGTAGTGAATCTTGTGTACAATCTCACCAACTGGGAACTCAGCTGCAGTAATTGCAGATGTCAGTGTTGGCATAACACCAGCAGTAGACAGAGTAAACTTAATGATAGTAGATTGAATGCCGTTGTATCCAGCTACATAGATAGCAGGACCTGAGGCAGCAACAGATGTGTATACATGTGTGCTAGATGGGTGAGTATACACAGCAGTAGGCATAGCCACTGCAGATGGTGCAAACTCATACACCTTATTGTCAGCGCACATAACGATACGTTCTTTGACGTACTCCATAGTTGCGTTAGCAACAACGCCAACCTCATCAAACATCTTTGTAACATCTGCAGTTGATGCAGAGGTACCAGTCAAAGGCTTCTTGTAGACAGTCTTCTTTGTGGCAGTGTTAGTAATCCAATATGCATATGTACCGTCATCACAGATAGCATAGACAGGTGCGTCAGTGCCTGTCGCATAGTCAATAAAGTGAGTTACTGTACCATCGGATGCAATCTTGTCAACATCATACTCGTCCATGAGTAATGTTCCAGATGTGTTGTTCCACTTGATAGAACGAATCTGTTGGTCAGGGCGTAGGTTGGTTTTGATTTGTCCAGTAGTGTTGTGACCTTCGGTTGTGCTATTAAGCAGTGTAACCTGACCAGGCTCCCAAACATTTACACCCTTGCTATCGGCAAAGCGATAGTGGGCTGGAGAGTTAGGAGCAGTCTGAGCTGGCTCGTAGAATGTTATACCGTCCCCTGCGTGGAAAGACATCTGGCTACGAATCCACCAACCAGTTAGTGATTGCTCACCAGGTTCAGGTTGATTGTCAAACTGCTCCTTCTTAAACGGTGCTGTCTGTCGGATATATGGACGTGCATCACTAATTGCATAGATGAATGGCATACCACCAATAGCGGTATCATATGCCACATCAGTGTTTTGCCAGATTGCAGATGTAGCAACTACACCTACGTCAACAGCAATAGCTCGCGTTGCACGACCTTCGGTAATATCACGACCAGCCACGTAGACTCCTTAGCCTTGTTGTTGTTTTTCTTGCGCCTTTTGTTTAATCATATCTAATGTCCAGTACATATCATAGTAACCCACATCTAGCGAGAATCGCTTGATATGCTTTACTAATGCACCAGTGTGTGCATGCAGCGGGATACCCGCTTCTTGCATCTTACGGAAGAAGACAATGTCTTCACCCACATACTTATCGCCAACATGTTCTAGCTCAGCAAACATTGATTGGTCAGGGAACTTCTCACGCATCTTTGGAATGATTGACTTGTGCATAAGCACGAATCCAAATCCTGCGCTATCTACCTTGATGACCTCGTTATGTGGCAATGGGTGTACATGCTGGATGGTCTGCTCATCTACATCAAAGAACAATGCGGGGTATGGCTTAGCCAATGTACCCTCACTCTCCTTAGAGATGAAGTAAGTTCCACTTACAACTGGTCTGTTAACTTTGTCAGCTACGTCCCAGAGTTTGGCAACTACTTCCATACTGACTACAATATCTGAGTCAATCCATAGAAGCCAGTCACTCTTAATCTGGTCAGCCCAATAGTCAAACAGAACCTGGCGCTGTCTGCCAATCTGATTGCCTTGTACTCGCATGCTGTGAGTAAGTTCGATGCCGTTGTTGGAGCACTGTAGTGCTACGCTAACGACACCTTCTGTGAACTTACCATCAGTGTTGCCGTTGTCACACCAGCCAATTGCTAGTGTTCCCTTGTTTACTTTAGCCATTGTCCCCTGCTTTCTTTATTCTGTTGGTTCTGCTTGCCACTTATCTAAAGGGCAAAATGCGTGTGGTAATTTAACCTTTAACGGCATTACACACCCACATTCTTTACAGCGATGTGTCAAACTGGTAAAACTTGGACAACCTTCACATATGCTTAAGCGTTCTTTTGCTATAGATTCATCTACCTTAGGTGTATTAAACAGGTCTATAAATCGTGCTGGTTGTCCTGGGTTTCTTTTCTCACCCATATAATTACTCTAGTTCGAGGAATTCGTTTTCATCAAATATTCCAACTTCTCCTCGCGGAGATGCAATAAACTCATCTGCTTGCGCGTCATAAACATCTGTTATGCCAGCAAAGATGCCACGGAAGTTGCCGTTGAAAGAAGTTTGAACCCAGTTAGTGTCTTCACCAAATAGAGACTTGCAGTAAGCAATACCTAATGCTTCTTGCTCAACTCCATCAGCATCGTGAGTCTTGTCATTATCAATTACGATTACTCGTAAGACAACATTGTTATTATCTAGTTCTGCAAAATGTGCCATATTCTTCTCCCTTACGCCATATAACTAATGCGAGCATAACCTGAACCACCAGCGCCACCGCTTGCAGATTGTCCACCACAGTCTCCTGTATTCCAAGAGAGTGAACCTCCACCACCATTGCCAGTGTTAGCAATTGATGATACTCCAGTTTGACCATTACAAGAAGTTGCGGTTCTAGCCGCAATGCCTGCAAAACTACCTACGGCAAAAAATCCATCGGTAACTGTTGCAGAACCAGGACCACCAGCACCGTAATTATCTATTCCAATTCCACCCATAGTTTGAACATAAATAGCAGAACGAATATGAGTTCCACCCATACCACCTGAAGATTGAATTCCACTTGCACCACTTGGGGTTTGAGGATATCTATAAGTATTACCAGTGTTTGTTGAATAAGAATTTATATCATCAGTATATGGTCTTGCTGCATTATAACCAAATGCATTGCCACCAGCGCCGCCACCACCGCCAGCAACAGTAGATTGTACTCCATAAGCACCACCACTGGTTGCTCTTGCTGTTGCACTATAAAAAGTATTAGTACTTCTATTGCCTGAAGGAGCGCCTCCACCGCCAAGGGCAGTAATTGTAGTAAATCCTGAACCAGTCATAGTGCTATCAGAACCTACTGCGCCAGCAGCAGTAGATGTTCCGCCTGAACCACCGCCACCAATAGTGAATGTATATGTTACGCCTGGAGTAACTGGAATTGTTCTTTTAACAACTGAGCCACCTCCGCCACCGCCACCGCATACAGCGTGGTCGTTTGATGAAACAGAACTACCACCCCCACCGCCACCGCCACCAACTAAAAATAAATCAATTGATGTGGTATTAGAAGGTGCGGTCCAAGTACCAGTAGATGTAAATTCTTGTGACTTAGGAGTCACGCCTCCGCTAGAAGCAGCAGGAAATATTGATACACCCATTACGCTATCTCCACTCCTGAAATGTGAAACTTAACTGTAGTTGCAGATGCAAGACCAGCAATTACTTTTGTAGTTGCAAGTACTTGCTTAAGGTCAAACATTGCTGTTGTATTAGCAGCAAGTGTTGTATCTTTAAATACTTCAATGCCATCAAATGTAATTGTAAATGTTGCAGATGATGTTGCTGCATTACTTACTACAATATTAGTTACTACTGCAGTTGTTGCAGAAGGCACTGTATATAGGGTTGTGCTTGTTGTTGCTGCTGCTGTACGAGACAGCACTTTTGTTGTTGTAGCCATTAGTTACTACCTTTCGTTTAGAGGGCGCCCATTAGAAGTAATGTCAGTTCATCTGCCACACTTCCTGGACCGTTGAGTACGATGTCTGTTAATCCTGAAATTGTTGTGATTGTTGCACCAGATGTTACTACTGTTGTTCCTAGTGTTGGTGCTGAGTAACCAGCAACAGTTGCCCAAGATGCGCTAGAGCCATCAGTGGTTAGATACTTTCCAGTCTGTCCTGACTGAGATGGTACCACATATATACTTGATGTGTCAAGACTTACTGTTACTGCTCCAGAGGTTCCACCACCAGATAAACCAGTACCAGCGGTTACGCCAGTAATGTCTCCAGGATTAGGGGCAGTCCATTCAAGTCCTGTGGCTGTTGCTGAGTTCACACTAAGCACATAACCATTAGTTGCTGCAACTGATAACTCCGCAGGAGTTGATGCACCGCTTGCAGCGATGATTGCTCCCTTGGCAGTTAGCACAGTCTTCTGGATAAAGTTAGATGTATCAGGTGCTACCAAGTCCCAAGAGGAACCGTTGTAGACCTTCATAGCGCTAACAACTGAGTTAAAGTAAAGTGCTCCAGTAATAAGAGCAGCACCATCATTATCTAATGTTGGGTCAGATGTTTTAGAGCCTAGGTATCTATCATCAAACTGGTCGTAAGACGCTGCTGCGCTTGTAGCAGATGTTAATGCAGAGGATGCGCTTGTGCTTGCTGAACTTGCTGAAGTAGCAGCAGCACTTGCTGAAGTCGCAGATGCAGTAGCCGATGTTGCTGCAGACGCAGCACTTGTACTTGCACTATTCGCACTTGTTAATGCTGAACTTGCACTTGTTGCTGCATTGGTTTCTGATGTTGAGGCAGCAGTTGCAGAGGTTGCTGCAGACGCTGCAGAAGTTGCAGCAGCAGTAGCAGAAGTTGCTGCGCTTGCAGCAGAGGTAGCAGCAGCCGTAACACTTGCACCCATAGTAGAAGCACTAGTAGCAGCAGAGTTAGCGCTTGTTAAAGCAGAACTTGCAGATGTTGATGCGCTTGATGCACTGGTTGCTGCAGCACTTGCTGAGTTAGAGGCAGTAGTTGCATATCCCGCAATTGTTGCTACAGAAGCAGCAGCAGTTGTTGCGCTGGCTGCTGCAGATGTTGCTGATGTTGCTGCTGCAGTTGCACTATTGGATGCACTAGTTGCGCTAGTAGCCGCTGCTGTTGCAGAGGTAGCCGCTGATGTAGCGCTAGTCGCTGCTGCAGATGCAGAAGTTGCTGAGGCTGTTGCAGATGATGCTGATGCTGATGCAGAAGTTGCTGCGCTTGTAGCACTTGTAGCAGCCGACGCAGCAGAAGTTGCAGCGCTAGCTGCAGAAGTGGCTGCTGCTGTAGCAGAGCCTAGAATGCTATCTACGTAATCCTTAGGAGTAGCAGATGAAGCAGACATTCCTGCTGATGATAGGCCAGTAATAACTGGTGAACCAGAAATTGTTGGGCTAGTTAAAGTCTTGTTTGTTAGAGTCTGTACTGCTGTTGCAACTACTATCGTACCTGTTGTATTAGGCAGAGTCAGTGTGTTGTCTTGTGTAGGGTCAACTACTGTTAGGGTAGTCTCATAGGCGTCAGCCGTTGCACCCTCAAAGACAATGCTTGCATCTACGCCAGCACCTGAGATACTTGGGTTAGTGATTGTAGGGGCTGTGAGGGTCTTGTTAGTCAGGGTCTGTGTATCGATAGTTCCGACTACAGAAGAAGAGTTTGAGATGCCGTGAACGCCCGTAGAAGCCTCGATATGGGTATTTGCTTCGCGGTAGTCACGACCGATAGCCATGTGACGAACTACTGCACCAGCCGAGTGAGCCTGGGCAGATGAACCATCGATAGCACGGGTGATTGTAAAGGTGTTAGTCGATACCGCGGTGGCATCTACAATTTCTTCGATTGCTGTATCTGGGTCAACAACAATCGTGAAGGTAGTGCCAGCAGGAATAGATTGACCGCCAAGTAACGCTGTACCAGACTGGACAACTAATGTAGATGCGCCAGCAGTAACCGCACTTGTTAGTGTAGTCTGCTGCGAGCGAGAGGAGTAATTGCGTGTTGTCATTTATATTCCTATCGGGTATAATGAATTCGTGGCGGGTATTGGTTTTGCTGTGTTGCTACTTCTTCGTTCATACGCTGTGAGTAGAGAGCAAAGAGTTGCTTTGTTGCTGATGCGCTTGCACCGTAAGGGCGCTTGCCATCTGTTTCGTCCGCCTGTGGGCTAATCTGACCTGCACGTGCTGGGTCTAGGTAAGCCAATAGTCTGTATGATGCACCAAGGATTACGATGTCTCGTGCTGATTCAGGGTATCCTGTGGTAGTTGTAAATACGTCAGTGTTGTTGTCCATTGCTGTAGGTGGTGTGGCATACATCACTTTAACTGTACGTCCTGGTGTAATCCAGTCATAGATAGTTACAGTCTGCGAACCTGAACCCCATGTATCAACATCTGCTAGTGGGTCAAAGTCCCAACGCTTGATGCGAATCCATTCCTTAGAAGGACCTGTATCCTGCCATGACATTGTGAGGATATTCTCAATATTGAGATTTTCAAACTCGTATGTATTAATAGCAGCATTGAATGTAAATGTTGTCTGCTTGACAGATAGTAAATTAGCGCCCATCGCACGGATAGTGTCGTTGATAGCCTTCTTAATTACATAACGTGGAAAGATAGGAGAGATAGTAACCTTAGCATCAGCAGCATGTGTGGCAGCTACTGTGCCTAGATATCCGCGACCATAAGGAGCGACAGTTGCAGTGTTACCTACACGGTCGAATGAATCAACCCACATAAGTTCTTCGTCAACTTCAAGGATACCTTTACCAACGTTACTTGTATCACCAAGAGATAGGATTGTAGGTGAAGTACTTGGGGAAGTCAGCGTGCTGATAGCAGTTCTAAGATAAGTAGAGCGGTCCTGCTGATAGGTGTAACCTGATAGGTTGATGAGAACTTCATCAATCATTTGTCCTAGTGTTGTCATTATAGAGTCCTCAATGCGTCAACGGCTGATAGTCCAGTAGTTCCTGCTAATTCATTACAGATTGCATTGAGCATCTTGTACTCATTAGGTTGGCGCGAAGCGCTAGCCTTAATGTTTAGAGCAGCAATAATGCCAAGCCCACTAGTTGATGCATAAGCATTTGCGGCACCTTGTTCAGACTTATATGCTGTTGGTTCTGGATAGGTTCCGCCATTGGCTAGACGATTGAGTTCGTCAGCAAATGTACTACCTGCTGTTCCTGCCATCTTACCACTTTACCTTATCTGCCCAATATGCGGCACTCATCTTACCCTTAGCAATGTTCTTAGCATGGCGTGCTTTGAAAGACTTACGTCGTGCTGCATAAGATGCAGACTCGCCTTTCTTTTCTGGTGAACCAGATACGCCCTGTTGACCAAAGCGAATAGTTTTGACCTTATCACCTTCTTTAGCCACAACAACGTGTGACTTCTTTGGATGACTTGGTGTGCGCTTAGGCTTATTAAAGCCTGACACTCCTGCTCGCTTTAGTCTTGGGTCCATTACTTTTTCTTCGCTTTCTTAACAGTCTTTTTTGCTTTTGACTTGCCTGCCTCAGACAGAGCAATTGCAATAGCTTGCTTACGAGATTTAACAATAGGCGCCTTCTTAGGACCCTTAGGATTTACCCCTGCATGTAGAGTCCCACGCTTAAACTCGCCCATAACTTTTTCGACTTTGTTTTTCATTTGTTTCTCTTTGCCAAATCTTTTAATACTTGTTTTAATTGTGCATCGTATTCTGCACTTGTTTGATTATTGATGACACCAATACGAGGCTTTGCTGTTGGAGTAGGAGATACTTTTCCAATATCCTTAATTCCAATTGTTGAACCACGTCCAGTAGTAACAATGAGTTGAGACTTCTTGGTAGCCTGTGGGCTAGGAGAAGCTTTTGGCTTTGGTGAGGCCATCAGCACTTACACGCTTTAACTGACTTGCCACACTTACGGCACTTGCCTGGCTTACGGACTGGCATTACTTCTTCTTGCCCATCTTCTTCATAACCATCTTCTTGGCGACAGACTTCTTAGCAACCTTCTTAGCGGCTTTCTTTGGTCCGTATTCCATCATACGTTCCTTCTTGCCTTCGCCCTTTTCGTGCATCTTCATGGCTGCCATTGACTTGTACTTCTCACCTTTTGCTGACATTATACTTGTCCTATCTCTTTCATTACCGCTGCGGTTGATTTGTTTACGTGCTTTGCATCTGGCATTGATTCAGCGTTGTACGGCTTATTCAATACTTCGGAGGCACGTTCTGCCTCACGAATCTTCTCCATCGAAGTTCCACCAGGCTGGATGCCTTGTGCCTTCGCATTAGCATATGCAGATAGTTCATTCTCGAAACGCTTACGAGGAGCATTTCGCTGACTATTAGCATCGCCAGTATTCATCTGAAGTCCTCTGGCTTTACAGCCAAAGCAATCAGGACCGCACTTAGTGTGGTCTATAAAGATATTGTTCTCATCAGGAAATGGTTCAGGTGATGTTGCTTCACATCCGACGCACCCATAAAGTGCGGCGTATGGAATCATATCTCCATCAACTAACCTATATGCCCATTCAAGAACTTTGCTTGCGTGTTCGTGTCCCATATGTCCCCTATATTGCTGTGAAGTTAGCCGTAGTTACTCCAACGTTTCCGTTGATAAGCGCCTCTCGTGTTGCCTCATCTACAGTATACTTGCTACCACCAAGATAAACTTCCTGGTAAGTATCTAAGTCACCATCATATGGGTAACGAACCTGACGGTAAGTCCCATTAATTCTGATGATACTGATGCCACGTGTTAGTTTGTAGAATGTAAAGAGTCGCTGAACTCCTTCAAATCCTTCGTCGACGGTTGGTGTCTCGAAGATATAATCTGTCATGACTCCTCCTTTAGTGGACTCACCACAAGGCTAGGTTGCCCTAGCCCTGCAGTCAATTAACTACTAGAGAGCAGAGATTGATGAACCAGATGTGATGCGGTATAGTGCCTCATCACGGTATACTGCGAAGCCAAGTACGCCGTACCAACCCATTGGGCGGAAGCGCATCAACTTATCAGTAACGTTACCGATAACTACGTGTGGCTCTTCAGCTACGGCTTCTGCCATTGCTTGTGAACCTGCAACGATTGTATTAAATACACGTGTTACTGGTGTAACTGTAACTGTTGTTGTTGCTGTAACTGCTGCTGTGTTAGCAGTATCTACAGTAATTGTTGTTGTTGAACCTGATGTTGCAAGTGCTGTAATCTTAGCACCTGAAGCAATACCAGTTCCTGCAATCTTGTCGCCAACTTCAGCGCGTGATGCGATAACAGATGATGAAGCAACGCCGAATGTAAATCCTGCTGATGTTCCTGCAACTGTTACTGCTGTTGTTGTCAATGCTGTCTGGTCTGCACCTGACTTAGCATTGTACAGACGTGGTGACTCTACGAAGAACGCGCCTTCGTACTCACCGATTTCTCCAGCCCAAATCTTGCTTGCTTCTGAAGCAGACTGTGACTGTGGGTAGCGCCATCCAAGGTCGCCTGTCTCTGCACGAAGGTCGTGTGAAACTTCTGGGTGGATACCAACCCAGTATGCATTTCCGCGACGGCCCTTAGCCTTGTTAGCACGTAGCTTAGCAACAGCCTTACGGATGTCTGCTGAATCTAGTGTGTCAGCTGCATCTACGTTAGCAACTGCTGTTGCGTTACCTGCGTAGATGTTGTTTGAACCTGTGCGTAGTGTGTTCATTGCTACAACGTCGATAGAATCGGCTAGGTTGTAAGCGATGATGTTTGCGATTGCTGGGTCTACATCTGCTAGAGAGAATAGTTCCAATGCGCGTGTTACAAGTACAGCGTTACCATACTCGTTAAGTGTTACTGTAACAGATGTTGGTGTTGACAATGCTACTGCATCTGGGTCAACTGTCTCTGTTAGAGTAGATGTCTTTGTGTCTAGGTCAACGTACTTCTGTAGAACTACAGTTGAACCTGGGATTGCTTGCTTTGCTGGGCGCTTATCTGCGACAGAACGAATTAGGGGTTCTGAACGGAGAGCGAACTCGAGAAGGCGGTCATACCCCTTCTGTACGAGACCTGCGCCGCCAACTGTACCTCCGAGCGAGGTGCTCGAGGTATCGGTATATGCGTTAGGCATTTCTTTTAGTCTCCTTGACTATGAACGGATATTATTGTTGTGACTGCATCAGGGTGAGGAGTTCCTCCATAGAACCTGCATTATCCATGCGTTGTTCTAAGTCCTGTGCTCTGTCTGGTGTAAATGCTTTCTGAGTCATAACGTCCTGTTGACGTAGAGTTGCAAGGTTTTGTTCATCCTGCTTCTCAGCTACTTCTAAGCCAAATAGTTCGCCGTTCTCGTTGAGCCAGTTTGAAACTGATTCCTCAGAGAAATCTCCATCTAAATCCTTAAGGATTAGACGTGCTGCCTTTTGGTTTACACCCTTCTTTTCTAAGACTTCTTTGACGGTTCGCTCACGCTGCGCCTTGGAAAATCCCTCAAGTTGCTCAGTGAGTTCCTTAATACGCTTTTCATCAGCACGCTTGGCTTTGCGTAACTTTTTAAGTAAGTCACTGCCATCCATTTGTGCCTCATTGTCGGTATCGAGGTCATCGTCTTCTTCGTCCCAGTAGTTGTTGCTCATAGCAACCCACCCTTCTATTCGTTGTTAGTTCGCAGGCCACAGTTCAGTTCGGGGAAACTGGCTGGCTCCTACTATCGGTCTATTACGCTGACGGGGCCGATAGGTCCGTTCAGGATTCTAGAATTGTCCTACGCTTGATGTCGTAAGACTTGTTTTATTTGTACCTGCAGCACCACTAAAGGATGCCAGTTCGCGTGCAGTAAGTTTTTCACGCTTACGCTGTGCAGATGCTAGACTATTAAATACTTCTTGCTCAGCTTCTGACTGACCATAAGTATCCATTGTCTTGCCATAGATGCTAGACAGCTTCTCAGCAGTTGGAAGGATATCTGCAATAGTTGCATAACCCTTCTGTGCTTCTGCTTGTGTAACACCTTGTGCAGCAAGTTGTTCTGCAACTGCAACGCCAGGCTTAAGTCCTTGACGTCCTGCTGCTACACCAATTTCAGATGCTGCGACTTGACGTTCAATCTTCTGGAACTGCTGTTGTGGGTCAAGTACATATGCTACAAGGTCTTGCTGACCAATGCCATAGTAGTCGCGTAACTGCTGTTGTACAGCAGGGTCTGCGTTTTGTACACGCTGCACTGCTGTAACAACACGGTTAGAAAGTTCTGCTGCAGATACATCATTAGCAATAAATTGCTGCACATACGCATCAGTATCAAAAGCCTTTAATCCATAAGCGCGTAATACCTGACGATATCCATCTTCAAGGCTAAGGTACTCAGCAGGATTTAGAACCTGAAGTCCTTGCTTGATACGTGCTGCGTTAGCAGAGAATCGTTGCTGGTATTCTGGAGTCTCTTGCAGTTGCAATGTAATTGTAGACTCAGTCGCTCCATCAATTGCAAGTTCTTTAATTTTATTAGCAAGAGTTGATAGGCCATACTTATTGAATCTATCAATTAGAGTATTCATTGTAGAAACTCTATTAGTCTGCAGGGTGTCTCCAGCAGATAAAACCTTAGTTGTTCCGTTGCTTAATACTCCAACAGTGTCACCAGTCTTAGGGTCAATATATGTACTTGTGACTGTTACACCAGGGGGAAGAATTGTATTTGCATTTGTTACAAGATTAGATGTAGTTACAGTTGGATTAGATGTTGTAGTTGCAGTTACAGTTGGTCTAGTTGTCGTTACTGTAGTAGTTGCAGTAGTCGTTGTTGGATTTGAAACTGTAAATCCGTTTGATGTAGTGCCACTAAATGTAGTTCCAGCACCAGAAGTATCCCACCCAGTAATATTTCCATTAGCGTCTCTAATTGGCTGAGGCTGAGTAACAAGAGCATTTGCTCCGCTTGGGTCTCCAGGGATTGCTTGTGTTGGACCACCTACTGAACGAGCTCCATATGTTGCTTGATTCTCTGGGGTATTAGGAGCACGATAAAGTTTCCATTGACCATTATTAGTATCTCCCATCCAACTATAATAATATATATAGTTTTCGCCAGGTATTGTTGATGGCGGTGGAGCATCTGGACGAACTGCAAAATTATACATTGGGTTAGATGCTGCACGTTCTTCTGCCTGAATAGCATCTTGCTCATCACGAGCAGCCTTTAGGTATGCAGTCTTTTCCTCCTGAGTCATTGACTTGCGTTCTTCTGCTGTCAACTCAGTGTATGGTGTCATTGCAAGTTCTTTTGCTGCTTGAATTGCAGCAGCAGTAATCTGTCCTTCAGTAATCTGACTTGTATCGGTACGAGGTCCAGCAACACGAGGAGCACCTGTGGCTCCATCATCGAGTTGCATCATGTCTGGATTAAATCTAGCCATTATGCTAGTCCCCAATCTCGTAGTACTTTAAGTGATAAGTCATCAATAGCCTGACGTCCATTGTCTGTTTCTGGCCAGCCTTCCATAGACTTAACAGTTTTATTTACCATCCATTGTGGCATCTTTTCTGGCTTGCCAGTTGCAGGGTTAACATAGTTAACAATCTTCTGTACGCGAGGGTCATCAAATGACAATGTATCAGGGTCAATCTCTAAAAGAGCAGCAACGGTTTGTGTAACGTTTGATGCCTGAGCTGCAAGAGATACATTCTTCATGATACCATCAGCATATGCTGGATATGCACTAGCTGATAACTCTTTGATGCTCTGCTGGATATCGTCAATAGTTGTATCACCAGTAAAGATTTGCTGTGACTTGGTATCCCACCACGTCTTATTAAGCAACTTATCTACACCGTATGCACGAGCATAACTTTGAAGTTCAGAGATAGAGCCTAGTGTTGAACCACCAATACCTTTTACTTCGCCAGACTTAATAATAAGTGAGTCGACCTGGTCTTCAGACATGCCGTTCTCGTAAGCAAATGTAACTTGCTTTTTAACACTATCGGTGAACTGAATACCAGCAGCTACTAAACGCTTTTTTGCTGTGGTTAGATATGCATCTAACTCCTTAGCATATGCGCCAGGTTGAGCCTTTGCAGCGGTTTGACGCTGACGAGCAATAGCGTTATTATTCTTATAGAAGTCGCTATCCAAAACTTTAGCACGAAATAGCGCTACGTTATTATTAAGATATGCTTGCCATGCTTCCTGAAGTTTAGTATCTGTATCCTTCAAAGCAAGAATCATTGCAATTTCATCTTGAAGGTCAGTTCCCTGGAATGCTGAACCTGGTTGAGGAATAGCAGGATTTAATGTACCTGTTCCTTCAATACGCTCTGCGTTAGCTGAATCTGGTGCTGCCATTAGATGCCACCTGCCATAATACTCTTGAAGTCATTTACGAAGTTTAATCCCATATTGAGTTCGTACTGCTGAGGGTTTTCTTTCTTCAACTTAGCCTTTGCACGTGCAGTCATATCAGCTTCAGTTAGACCAGGTGTTGTGGTTTGAACATTCTCCAGTTTGCCTGTCTTTGGATTCTTAACCTTCTTGTACTCAGTTAAAGTTCCAGTATTGAGTTTATTAAATTCATCATAGTACTTGTTCTTAACATCTTGAGTTAAGGCCATACCAATTTCGCTCAATGCTAACTTATCCATAAACTCATTGAAGATACCCTTGTCAATCTTAGAGATAGCACGGGTTGGTAGAGTTGCCTCGTCACCCTTGACTCCCTTTAGAGTATCAGTTAGCAACTGCAATGGAGTAACCTTAGCACCACGTCCACCTTGGTAGATAGTTGCTGCGGTATTGACTAGTTGAGACCAGATACCGAATGCTTCGACCTGACCGATAGTCTTGCCCTTAGCAGCGTATGCTCCGATAATCTTCTTCTGTAGAGCAGAGTCATTCCAGAAGTCATTAATCATTGTATTGGTTGGCTTAAGGGTAGGGATAACTGTAGATACAGGCTTCCCACCCTTCATCGTTAAACCACCAGGCTTGTTAGTTTCACCTAGATATACAAGTGCTGTACTTCCGATTCCACCTTGCTGCCAGATAGCGCTATCTGCTACTGCAAATCCTGCTGCCGCTAGGTCTGCGGCTACATCCTGAGAAATACCAGCAGGTGCATTCTCTGCAATCTTAATACCAGTATCTAGTGGTGCTGCATTCTTCTTTTTAGGGGCAACTGGTGGCTTGCCAGATAACTGACTATTGATGTCTGATAGTTCTTTACGGTACTTCTCTGATTCCTTCAATGAAGCAAGACGCTTCGCAGCAGTAGTTGCTGTAATGTCCACCTTAGCAATAGAGGCAATCTTGTTAGAAAGCCACTTCTTACGGGCTAATAGTTCTTCAGTAGTTGCCATATTATAGTCCTGAACCTAGATATTTGTCGTAGATTATATCTTGTGATAAGAATCTGTCATAGATGTTAGCGAATTCTAAGTCGCCAGCCTTGAGTTGATTCACATAATAATCAAGAACAATACGTATGTCAGCGTTCTCCTTAGCATCAATATTCTTAGATGGGCGTCCACGTAGTGTGGTTGCAATACTGTCACGTACCTTCATGTATAGTGCAAGTGATTTCCATGTTGGGTCATCACCATTGTCTGCCATGAACTTGTCGTTGGCTAGAATCTTCTTGAATCCAGCAACTGTCTTGGTTGTCTTAGTACCGTCAATATCCTTATAGTCCTGGTACCATGCACTAGCAACACCTGTAGGTTGTCCACTTACTGGGTCAATATCAGATGCTAATGATTGAATAACAGACTGCTTTGCAGCAAGTAAGTCTTCCGCACCATTCTGAGTCAAGGATGTTAGTCCACGCTTTTCAAGGTGTGCATCAATGATAGCCATAGCACGGCGATACTTAGCCCAACCCTCACGAGATGCATTCTGTTGCTGTGCTTCTTTAGGGTCTTGCTTACCGCGGAACTTCTCAGGTGTACCTGGAGAGATAGATGTTTCTGACTGCCACCAGTATGCTGTTGGATTATACTTAGCAGCGTTAGAGCCCTGAGTAATAAGTCCAACTAACTTCATGTTATCGCCTGATACATCTGCGATTAAGTCAGTGTAACGCTTTGCGTTCTGCACATCATCCATTGTAGCCTGTGAACCTGTAGGGTTCTTAGACAAAGATGTAGCAAATTCAAAGTATTCTGGATAGTCTGCAAGGAACTTCGCATCTGCGCCTAAGCCATATGTACGACTATACTCACGCCACTTGTCCATATAGAAACGATATGGGCTTTCGAATTGTGGTGCGAATGGCAAGATAAGGTTAGCTGCTACGCGCATCTTGTAGAATGCGTCAGTCTTCTTCTTGATTTGACTATCAGTTAGGTACGGAGTACCTGCTTCTTGTGCCTTCTGCTGCTCAGTTAACCAGATAAGCTGGTATGTCTTAGCATAATCATCGTTGTTTAGGCCTTGTACAGCCTTGATTCCGTTACGCATCCATGTAGGCAGGAACTGATTTAGTGATGCGTCAGGTCCATATGGGAACGCAAAGGATACAACCTCAGCTAGTTCTGGCTTTAACTTCAGAACATTGGCTACTGGAATAGCAGCAAACGGTCCAACAGATACACCAAATGGGTTACCCTGGAAAATAACATCTAGGCTTCGCTTGCTAATACCAATCTGGTCGAGTGATGATAATCCCTCACCAATGACTGGAAGCTTCTTTAATCCCTTAGGGACTGGTAGCCACATTGTATCATTAGGACTCAATGGATTATCTGTGCCGACTGGGTCGCCATTTTCATCTGTAATTAAGCCTGCACGGTTAGGTGCATTCCATACAATATTAGCACGGTTAAGAATCTGAGGCTTATCCATTGCAATGCCAAACCATGTCTTTACTGCATTCTCTTGTGCAGAGAAGAATGGTGATACAAAGCGTAGCATATGCGCTGCATTTGAGCGACGCTCTACGTTATAGAGTACATCCTTGACACCCTTAAGAGCATCAGCTCTAGCGCCAGCAGTTAACTTATATTGTAGGTCAGCAAACTCTTCACGAGAGAATGTTCCGCCCTTTAGAAACTCTGCTGTTTCAAGACGCTTCTGTAGTGACTTTTCATATAAGTCAATAAATAGTGGGTGACGTGCCCAGTTATCTTCAGGTATCTGTGCTAGATACTTGAATAGAGAACTTGTAATCTGACGTGAAATAGCACGTGGTTTTAGATTCATGTTTGCTTCTAGTAAGTGACCATGCACAATAGGTAGAGCCTGTGGGTCACGTACTGCGTTACGAAGGAAGTCTTCTGTAACCTTACCAGCTTCTTCACCAGGAAGTGCTGACATAATCTTCTCACGAATGCCATATCCATCAGGGATATAGTTGTCGAGGAACTTCTGTGCTGTAACTACATACTCCAAAGAGTCTGCACGGGCAATGCCAAGACGTGCTCGTAGTTCTTTGTTCTCGGCTAATTCTTTGGCTACTTCATCAACTGACTTACCAGCCATAAGACCACGAGGTACAACAGCATTAGCAAATGTTTCATTGATAGCATTTGTCCACTCTTGGTAATAGTTAACATCACCAGGACGAACTGCTCCACGACCCTTGCTTGCTACATTAGCACCATAGATTGTAGAGTAATCTTCCATCAATGAGTAGAATGTCTGTTGTGATGAGTTTAACTCACGGAACAATCCACCATTAGGTCCACCAAACGCACCATAAACTGTATACTTCTTGCCATCAACGCCATCTACTGTAGACGCAAGGTCAATATCTTTCTCGCCAATACGCTTCTTGCGAGATGCTACCTTTGCTTGCTCAAGTTTTGTCAGTGTTGCATTATTAGAATCATAAACGGCATTTGCTGTTTCTAGCGCCTTGCGCTTAACAACCAATTCACCGATTACATCTGCATTATCTGGCTCTAGTATAAGACGTGCGTCAAGTGTTTCTACTTCTTTAGTAAGTCGCGCAATTTCGGCACCAGTTAACTGAAGTTCACCCTTAACCTTTTTGTAATCTGTTGCACCTGGAGCGTTATAGTTATCAACCATGCGCTTCTTCATTGCACGTGTGTTGTCAACTAGGTCTCTTAGGCCTTCACCTGCATGGCGAAGAGATGCCATGGCTCCAACTGTAGCCCAGATACGCAACTGTGAGTCAACTGCGTTACGGATAGGATATCCAAGGCGCAGAAGAACTGCAGCCTTCCAAAGGTCAGATGTTAGCGCAATCTTATCATGTACGCTACCAGCAACGGCACGCAATGCGCTATTGTTTTGCTTAATCACTGCATCAATTGTATCAAAATCTGCAATAGGCAAGAAGTTTGCTGTCTGAGATTCAAACAATGGTACCTTAATCATTTGATTAAGTTCATGGTCCCACATAAATCCTTCTTCTTTGGATTCACGTAGTTTACCAGCACGCAATTGTGTGTGATAATTGAAAAGGTCTTCTGCATCTTGTGCAGTAAGCCCATGCTTTGCAGCAATAATTCTATAACCAGTCTGCTCTAACTCATTAATTACACGAGCACGTGCTTCTGGAGTGCTAGCAGCAGCATATCGTTCTACATATGAGATAGCGTCTACGTTTGTAAAGGTTCCTTCTTGTGCTTTTGTGATAAAAGCAGCAGGATTTTTTGGCATAACCTTAGATAACTGAATCAATCGGTCTGTGACGGCTGTCACTTCACGGATAGAGTCACCCTCATTAAGATTAATGACGCCACTTGGACGCTCACGTTGGCCCCAAGTTACCTTGTAGTACAACTTATGGAATGGAGTTGGCTGATACATTGTAACTTTTGCATCAGCGACTGCATTTGAGTGATACGGAACGCTACGAGCAGTAGCCAAAAACTTACCAGTGGCCTGACCAATCTTAGAAACGCCTTCAACCATTGCTGGTTCTTCTGCAATTCCTAGCAATGTATCTACATAACGGTCATGCTTAGCCCATGCTGAGATAAAATCACGGTCAGCCTGAATTTCTTCAGGTGAGCGTAGCGCAAATTGTAACATATCGTCAGTTGTATCTGTGATAAGTTTTGCTTCTTCGTTAAGAAGTACCTTGTAATCACTCATTGACAATTCGCCATTTGCAATACGCAAAGGTGCTGCAATGTCTGGACGATTTAGTGTATCGAGAATATCTACACCGCTCTTGTCGCCCATAACTGCAAGCATAGTATTGATTGCTTCTTCTTTAGTTGCAGTAGTTCCAAGAAGGTATGATACTGTAGCCTGGTTATTAGAGCCCTTAACCCAAGGGTGATTCTGTGCCCATGCAATATCGTTCTTTGCAAAATCATCAGCTAGTAAATCATATTTTTTAGCAAGAGGGTTTGTTGTTGGAATACCAGAGCGTACTTCGCGCAGAGCAACAATTGCATCCTTGGCTGAATCTGCAGCACGGGCAGTTGCAACAAACTTTCCACCTACGATAGATACATCTGCAGCAAACTGCGTAATTGTATCGATGGTACCAGAGATTCCCTTACCCATAAGGCTATCATTAAATGCAGCCTCACGTTGCTTATCATCATAGATATCAAAATCTGAATCCATAAATGTTGGAGTTAGGTCATCTGGCAGGAAAGATAAAGCCTGACCAAACTGAGATGTTAGTGCCTGACCAAAAGAAATTTCATTGCGTGCTTCCCACGCTTTTTTCCAAGACTCAGAAATAGACTCATTGCCTTTGTTCTGCGCAAAAAGAGTAACAGCAGATAGAGGTTCGCGCAGTAAGTTACGGTTAGTAACTTCAACTGCAGCAAGAACTCCACCAATAGGGCGAAGAGTATTCTTACCTAGGTCAATAGATGCTTGCTTGAATGTGCTAAGAACACCATTGTATTCTTCTCTATCATTCCAAGGAGCAGTTGCAATATCCCAGGCAAACTTAGGAACTGAGATAGCTGGAAGTGAAAGGGCAACATCAAGGCCCCAGTCTCTGGTTCCTTTCGCAAGGTCACCGATACGGTTCCAGATACTCATTATACCCCAATCATCAAGATTGCTAGTGCACGCCTTGTTTCAGGGGATGTATTTTCACGAGATGCTACAAAACTTAAAACTGGATAATATGACTCAATGCTCTTATTAAACTGAGCAGCATTATCATTATTGCTAGGAAGCATAAGCGCTTCAGAACCAGGGCCAGCGCCCATGTTAATACCAGCCATTACCGACTCATCAGGATTCATCGTTGGAGCAGTAAGGGGTGTAACTGCAGGTTGTTCTGGAGCGACATTCATTGAGCGCATCTCACCCATGCGAGCAGAGCCTGCATTAAATGTTGGGGCCTTCTTTAATGGTGCAGCAGCAGCTTGCTCGTTAATTTGCTTATTCATACCGTAAGCATAACCAGATGCTGCGCGGCCTGATTGACCTGCTCCACCAGTACCAGAAACATTAGCAGGATTATACTGTGGACCGCCATTGGCGCCACCACGATTTTCTACAGCCATTGTTCCTCCTACTTAGTTTCTTGTTCAAGAATATGAAACGGCGGAGCCGTCTCGTTATTGTTTAATGCTGCAATTCGCATTGCATCTAATGTACCTGCGCCAGCATGTAATGCTCCTACAGCGAAATCTCCGCCAGAGCCAATGCCATAAAAACCTGTGTTATTCATACCAACTGCAAAATCAGAATCAATCTCAAAGATTGTTCCATTAATTGCAATTAAAAGATTAAGTTCAAACTTATCATCTGAATCATTTGATGACTTTACTAAATCTACACCAGCCTCAGTTAGTGATGCCTTGAGACTTGGTACGACTTTATTAATCATAAACTCATACAAGTTTGTTTTTGCTTTAACTGTAACTAGTGGAGGCGTCCACCCGTGGAGTACCACTTGTAGAGCACGATAGTCACCAGCACCAGAAATAATGTAGCTTCCACGTTCAACTGCCTTTACCATATCAGAATGTGTATAAACTTTACCGCCTGCTGCGATTCGACTATCGCTGACAATGACACAGCCGTGTTCTAGTTGCACACCAACAATTGTTGTCATTGTCCCCTCCTATTTTATAAACGTCGTGTTGAACGAACGCTTGCTGTTGGTGTTCCTCCACCAGTAATACCTGATAGTAAACTCATAATGTCAGGTGGTGCTGCTTCAATCTGAGGAGTAGCGCCTCCTGCTGGAGTGCCAGCGGGAACAGGGGACGGTTGCTCAACCGCTTGTGGTTCCCCAGCAGGAGGAACTGGTTGCTGCTGCGGGCTAAAGACTTCTTCAATGACGTCTTCTAGTGCCTGTCCCTTTTGGCGTGCCTTGATGACAGCAGCAATCTGACGCACTACTTCAGAAGCGTCCTGGCCTTGCATTGCCATCTGTGGTATCGCTTGAGAGAGTGCAGTAATGGAACCGAGTAATGACTGACGCATATTCTCGATTTCAATTTTTTCTAGTTCTTGGGTTACGTTAACTGTAAATGGAAGTTCACGCATTGCCATGTCCTTGGAGATGAGTCCACCACCAAGTGCCTGTAGCATAAAGATAAGTCCCTGTGCAGGATTAAGACCTGCAAGCATTCCATAACGAACATCGGCTGAGTAATCACCCTTGATGTCCTTGCGTGGATTATATGTAATTTCGTAAGGCGAACCTGAGTCGACTCCGCGGATTGTCTTTTCTTGTGGAAAAATTAATTCATCTACTTCAAAACAAACGCTAATTACATCGCGTAGAGCAGATGCAAAGATTGCTTGTGCTGACTTGACCTGTGTATCAAAGGCTCCCATGAGAGCTTGTACACCTTGTCCAGTAACAACAGATGCGTTAACATTACCAGTACGTGACTCAGGATAACGAGCACCGACACGTAACTCTTGATTGAGAAGTGTCTGCTCAGTAAATGCGCCTGCTGGAATATTAAGTTCTACACGACGAACACCTGCTGGGTTTGCTGTACGAATAACAGCATCTCCACCTAGTTGTAGTTCCTGTACATCCTGTGGAAGTACGATAGGAGACTGAACTGACTTCTCTGCAGCTTCCATTGCAAGTAACGCAAAACGATTACGAAGCAATTGGATACCTAAGATGTCATCAAACTGTCCACGTAGTTCATCATCAATAGATGGCTTACGTGCTACTACAACCATCATCTTGCCCAATGGATTCTTAGCACGTGATAGTACTAGGTTGTCCTTTGTAGGAATGTAGATAATTGATTGGTCTTTGTCAAAGTAGCGAATCATTTCAATCTGAGTATTTAAATCCTGGCGGTAGCCGTGGCCACCTAGCAAGGAGTATTCGTACTCAGGGAACAACGAGACCAGCTCTGCCAAAGAAGTCATGTATCGTTTTGCAAAGGCAATGCAGCGTCCGTAGCGGTCGAATTCTGGGTAAGCACCCAGTGGGTTTTCTAGGCGGATGCGTGGCATCTTTGCTTCCTCATCCAATTCAATAAAGAATGGGAGGAAACCGTAGGTTAGGTACCAGTCAGCACCTTGGTACATCGCTACTGATAAATCAGAATGCGAAAAGTAGTTAGATGCAATACGTGTGCGCTTGTCAGCAAACTGACGTGCTCTATCTGAAACAGAGTTAGCAGCAGAACAGTTGACTGCAGGCAGTGGTGCCATAACTTCTGACAAGTCGCGTGCGACAATGTCGATAAAGTTTGCAACTACGTTAGCATCTACTCCGTCTGGAAAGAAATCAGGATAGACAGATGCAATGTTGCCCTTACGGACAGCAAGAACGTCGAGGTTACGACCATCGCGTTCTGCGTTGCGGAAGCGAAGGTTTTCAACTCTTGCCGCAACTTGTTCCATTGATAATGCCATTGGTATCCTAACGTAGTTTTAAAAAATATTTTATTAAATTACTTTGTGCCGCGGCGGCGAGCAGATGGAGCAATCTTACCAGATGCCATTGTGTGGAATACTGGCTTACCCTTTTGCCCAGCAGTTAATGCTGCGCCTGCTTCTTTAATCTGCATCTTAATTTCTTGAGTATCGCCTGTTCCAACTGCTGTAGGGATGTCGCGGATTTCACGAGCTGCTCCGCCAACATAACGTGCAACACCACGTGCTGCTGCGTAAAGTGGATTTACAGACTTAGCTCCTGAAGAACCTTTTGATACACCTGCTGATGTACGTACTTTTGCCATTTTATTTTTCCTTATCCATAAGTGTCAACCCATTGCTCGGCAAAAGCCTCGTCAAGATTGAGTGACATGCGTTGTTGTTTTTGTGCTCTGGTTGCCCAGCGATTGTTTTGAAACTGACCAACCTTGCTACTTTGTTGCATTAATTCGCGGATGCGAATGATAGCAAACCATAAAGCCATAACGCAGTCAGTAGGGTTCTTAGTGTCTGGCTTCCAAGTAATCAGTTGCTGTACAAGAGACTTAAGTCCCTCCGAGCCTTCATTGCTTGGTAGTTCAATAAGTCCATTGTCTTGGTATCGTCCATCATGAATAGTACCAAAGAGGCTAGACATAGATGCTACACCAAAAGATGTGTCCCATTTGTTTTTACCAGTAAAGTGTGAGTTGAGCTGACAGCCATAACTTGCCAGATAGTTACGCAGGTCAGTATCCATAGCGTAGTACTTCTGGTGGGCGTTAATCTCAACACGAAACTCTTGAGGGTGGTATCTTTCGACCCACTCACGAATCAGAGCGTTCTCTTTTTGAGGAGTAGGGTCTGCCATGTTGACGCAGTCAAGTACATAGATTGAGCTGTCGTCTCGGTTAAGAGTTACGGCTACAAATGCTGAACGGCCAGATACGGCAGGGTCAAAGCCAATTACTGTGTAGGTGGCGTTTGCGCTACGCGGGTGCCCTGGAGCACCTGGTTTAAGCGGTCCACGCTTTCGCATACCGTTGACACATCCTGCAACTGCTGTTGGCGAGAATATAGAATCGGACTGGACGTCTTCTTGTTGGTAGACCATAGCCCAGACAGATGCTGCCACCTCAGAGCGGCGCGTAAAGAGCGAGGGTCCATCCCATTTCGGATAAAGTCCATTTTCGTCAGGCTCATCAATCTCGTTCTCCTGCAGTGTGGTCTTTGGCCACAGCGTCTTCCAGTTTTCAGGCTTCTCGTCAAACTGAAGTACGGCAGGCATTGCAAAGTAAGTAAAGGGGGATTTGCCACCTGACCACTGTTGAGGGTCACGAAGCATCTTATAGAGGTCAATAGGTGCAACTCGAGTGCCAACGATAATTAATTTACCATGTCGTCCGAGACGAGTAATAACTTCTTTTTGAATCCACTCGAGCTGCTTTTCCCACTCGTGAGCGTTGGAGCCCATGACAGCATCGTCGATGATAATTAGGTCAGCACGTGCACCGTAAATCTGGGAGCCCATACCTAGGGCTTGGACCGTAGGGTCCTTCTCGCCAGAGTCGCGGCCTGTGCCAAGATAAATCATGTCGGCAGACCATTGTGTTGAATCCGCCTTGTATCCACCGTTAGGGCCGAAGGCCACTTGTAACTTGGTGAAGGCTGGGTGGGAAAGTCTAGTTTTAATCGCCCCAAGGAACTTGCGGGCCATACCCTGAGTCTTTGAAACAATAATGACTCGAGCGTTGGGGTTAGTAACAATCTTGTAGACGACATAGTTAGTCGTGATGACCGTGGACTTGGCGTGCTCAGGAGGCACGTTAATCAGGACACGGTTGGCAGCACCTGGCTCGTAGGTCATGGCTGAATCCAACCAGCGGGGCTCGCGGCCCTCAATCAAGTCTACCCAGTCAAGGTGATGCTCGAAGAGCTTAGTATCTAAGAACTGCTCAGAGAAGTCGGGGAAGGATATATCGCCCAGTTCCTTCAAGTCAGTCTTGATGCCTTTACCCTCGAGGCGGGCAGCCTCGGCACGGGTTTTGAACTCAGAGTCAGTTGCACACCATTGGCGGTAAGCCACGTCAGAGCGTCCCACAGAGGCCATAGCCTGGGTAATAGTGCTACCCTGACTCAGTTGCTGGAGGGCTTTCTCCTGCGCTTCCTTCTTAGGGATATTCTGAATCCCAGGTTTTCTACCCATCAGTTTGTCCCCTAATTTACAGTCATTTAACGCTGGCCGATTAACGGCAGAACTTCCCCATATATATAATATATTATATAATATATAGGAGTCGCGGAGTCTTAAACGGAGCGACTCCGTATATGTATTTCTATACATATAAGATAACCTGTTCAAATCGTAAAAGCGAACAACCAAAGTGAATATATTTTAAAAGCCCTGGTCAGGGCTATATATAGGGGGCTACTGATATAATATAACAGAAATTTTTGGGAGGATACTATATCCGACCCCAGCACCCAAATTAAACAATCTGGGGTCAAAGTGTCTAAGTCTAAAGTAAAGGGTTAGGGTTATGTGAATTGTCGATAAATCTATAAGTCTCTATAACTATTTAAGCATTTATCTATTTACCGACTATCCACCGACACAATAATTTCTCAGCCCCCATTAAGTTTTTTCTCAGCAAACTCTCAGGGTTATACTCTCTCAGATAACTCTCAGGAAACTCTCAGACTTCTAGGGGTCTAGGGTTATACCTATCTATCTAGCGTCTATGCGTGTCTGCACTTATGGGGTGTGACCTAAATCACAAAGATTGAGCGTGTGTCGGGCTTGACTTTGGCATGGTGAGCGTGTAGTCTTTGTCTTGTAATCGGATAGGGGAATAACCCCAAAGGGTCACAAAGCAAGACACGCCACAAGTCGTGTGTAACTTGACAAGTAAATCGAGAGGGTGTAGTATCCTCTCAACAAGTTAAAACCCCGATAAGTCGGGAGCGTCCTTAACTTGACAAGTCAATAAAGGTTAGATAGTCTCGACTAGTTACCTAGTAACAGCCCCGCGGGGGTGGGTATCACGACACGATTTAACCTAACTTGACAAGTCGCGTAGCGTAGGCTATACTAGGCTCACAACCTAGCGCGACACTAGACCTAGCATGTTGCTAGGCTAAGCATGAGAGAGGATAGCACGACATGACCTACAACCCTTACGGGGGTTTAGGTAGTATAGTAGTCACGCCGTCTAAACCGATAGTCACTAGCCGTAGGCTAGGGTCTGCAGGGTGGAGACTTACTGACACTAAGCATGGTAAAGCGGTACGCCGTACACGCTCACGCCACGCCGTCACGACCAACCGACCAAAGGTTGAGCGCGTACTACCAACCCTTAGCGAACAGGAACAGGAACGCCTAGCCCGCGCCCTAGCACTTAGCGAACGCGAACGCGAGTTTCGCGCCACGCTCCCAAGCGTCCACATAGACGCGAACGACTAAGGGGGGCGCATGGATACTAAAAGGGTATCACGCTACCTATGCTTCCAATGCAATAGGGCGTTCGACACGCAAGACGAGAAGGACATGCAAGAGTGGCACTATGGGCACGATTGCGAAGCATAAGATTAGCCACGCCTAGCGATAGGCTACGAGGGTTCACGACCCAGCGTGGCACGACTTGACAACAAGGTCAAGCCATGATAAGATAGGGGTATTAAGTGGCTAGTGAAAGCGACCCACGCAAGGATAGGTTTTGGACTTGTCCTAAGTGTGGCAAACTTAATCTAGGCTCATGGTGTCCCTGTGAGAAAGGTTAGACATGACACTATCTACTAGTGACATGTTCGCGGTAATGATAGCCTTGCTATCGGTGAACATGGTACTACTAATAGCGTTCCGTAGGGTCTATGTATTAGAGCGTAGATTGCGCCGATACGAGGGCTACTATGACGCACGATAACCTATTGCTAGACCTTACCCAACGTGAGGTCGAGGTTATCCGTATGGCACTACGCCAACAAGAGGATAACCATAAGCGCAACGATTTCCCTAGCCTAGTGCTAGAGGTTCAGACCTTGCGCTCAAAGATAGCAGACGCTATAATTGACAACGCGAAAGAATTGACAAAGGCATAACACTATGCTATACTACGACTATACAAAGAGAGGGGGTGAGATACATGGAAAACGAGGATAACACTAGAGAGTGTGCAAGTTGCAGTAGTACAATAGATGACGGAGATGAACTTATCATCAACGAGCATGCGTACTGTAATGAGTGTGCCTTCATGTGTGGTGGTTGCCAGTCAATCACAGACACAGAGCGAAACATAATTGTGCGAGACGAACTATGGTGCTACGATTGCGCCAGCAGTTGCGACCGCTGCGAGGACGGCATGCCTAATGACGAGAGTTGCACAGTAGACAATGAGTCTTGGTGTAACTATTGCTCAGAGAATTACAGTTACTACTGTGAGAATTGTTGCGAGTCCTCGTCAGAGAGTACGACTTATGTAGGCGATACGCCATACTGTGAGGATTGCTTCTCTGACAACTGCTACTACTGTGACGAGTGCGACGAGTCATACCACAACGACTACCCATGCGATTGTAATGCAAGCGATAGGGTAGAGGGTAAGTGTTGTCGTGCTTATCGTAGTAGTGGTACTATCCACGACTACTCATGCAAGCCAGCACCTATCTTCAAGGGTACTAGCAAGCGCAACATGTATCTTGGCTTCGAGTTAGAGACGGAGTTGCGTAGGCTAGACGCTGGCGCACAGTACGCCTCTAGTGCTTTACAAGGTATCGCATACCTAAAGCATGACGGCAGTATTAGTAATGGGTTCGAGATTGTAACTCACCCACATACACACCAAGAGTACCGCGAGAATAGTGCGCTACTATGGAATACCATAGAGACACTACGCAAGGACTATGAGGCTAGGTCGTGGGACACAGATACCTGTGGTCTGCACATACACCTTAGTCGTGACGGATTTAGTAGTGGCGCACACTTGCATAGGTTCATAGCCTTTGTGTACCACAACGCACCACACATGATGAAGTTTGCGGGTCGTAAGACTAGGTTCGCAAGGTTCAATGATGTGTACACCTTTGATGAGTATGACCGCCCAGTATTCTCTATCAAGCACAAGGTCGGCAACCCTGACCGATACAGTTCAGAGAGATACTCAGCGGTCAATACACAGAATAGCAAGACAATAGAATTGCGCTTCTTTAGAGGCACAATGAATACAAGTGGCGTGTTAAGTGCCCTAGACTTAGCACAGGCTATGGTAGAATACACTAGGGAACTAAGGCTAGATGACGTCAAACTTGGCGCATTATCTTGGCTATGGTTCGCTGACTATGTAGTGTCCAACAATGGACTCTACCCCGACCTATACTCTAGGTTGGACAAGATACAATCAGTAGACATAAACAACAAGATAGTTGCTAACGCTTAGGGAGATGATACTATGTGCTTACTTGTAGTGTGCGAGCCTAACTCCACACCAAACGCGGTAGACTTACACGCTGGTGCGTGTAGTAATCCGCATGGATTTGGCTTTGCCATACACGCTGGCGATAAGATTATCTCTGAGCGTAGTATGTCTGCCAAGAAATCTATTGCACGCTTCTTGGAATTGCGAGCGCAATACCCTGAAGGCTACGCCATGTGGCACGCACGATACGCCACACATGGTGTTAAGAACGAACAGAATTGCCACCCCTTCAAGGTTGGTAATGATGAGCGTACTTACCTAGCACACAATGGTGTGCTTGACATAAGTATCGGCAAGTCTGACAAGCGTAGTGATACGCGAGTCTTCGCTGAGGATACGCTACCTAGAATTGGTGGCGTGTCTGCACTTGATGACGATAACGTATGGATAATGGCTGAGACTTGGGCTAAGGGTAGCAAGATTGCTATCCTAACATGTGACCCAGCAGCACAACACCCTATGTATCTACTCAATGAGTCTGCTGGTTCATGGGACAATGAAGGTATCTGGTGGAGTAACCAAAGTCATAAGCGTACTACCTACCTAGAGCCTGTCAAAGCCATAGAATACGACGACAAACTGTGGGACTACGCAGTAGATTTGGACGCAGACTTAGAGATGTGTCCCTACTGTGAGTCCGCCACAGACTTGACAGAAAACCCATACTACTGTACCATGTGTCAATCATGCTTTGATTGTTCAGTCATGATAGATGATTGCCTATGTTACACACCGAACAAAGATTGGCAAAGCAAACGAAGCCTTGCCGATTTCCTATACTAACTAGAGAGGTAACAAATGTCCGCAAGCACAATACTAGGTCTCGCTGATGAACTACGCATTATCGCAGACGAGATTTCATACAACGCAGTCGACACTTCAAGCGACTATCCAAAGCGTGGTACTATCGTGAAGGCACTTGCTTCACAGACACGCTTCAAGCCTAAGTCTATGTGGGTATCACTAGGCAACGGCACATACAAGCACCTTACTGGTAGCAAGGGTCTTGTTACCACACACGAACGACTCGACGGCTACACAGAAGTAGTATTCGAAGCGTAATTCTAACTCCTGAGCATGAGTATAAACTGCTCACTTAACTTTATAGATTGGAGATACTATGACAGAGTTTCTGCATGAGGTTGTTGCTCGACGCGAGCGTCAATCCTCATCTGTATTCCCTACACAGTATGTGCCACTCTATCACAGAGTATTTATACCAGCATGTTACAGTAGCGTTATCTACAACGCGCCTGAAATTATACGAAATGTTCAGGCTTGGTGGGATACTCCGTCATGGCGGTTAGTGCGTGCTATCTTTAGCACCATTGGTTGCGAACATAGATGGGTATTTGACATAGGTCGTAGCGGTACTGTAGTATACAGGTATTACTGCATGGATTGTAATTCAGAACAAGTACAACAGATAAGAGAGGATAGACAATGACTACATTATGGAAAGCAGAACTAACTGATGAGTTAATTGCTCATCTAAGTGACGACGATAAGGTACGCATACGTAGAGACCTTGACATGGCAGTCGAGGCTATCTGTGGAGAGTACGAAGTAGGTAGGGAGTACGAGCATGGCAACTGAAACAACAGAGACAAAGTACGAGTGGCGATTTGGAGACTACACAGTACACACCTATGTTGGTGAGTATGGTTTACACGCTGACTGGTTCAGAGGTGACAACGACATTGACAGTAATGATGTGCCTGACATTGTGTTAGATGCATACGAACAAATGTGTGAGGAGGAGGGACTATGAGCTACGAGCCACCACTTGACGACGACATAGCATTAGGGTATGATGATGAGGAAGAACTCGACGAAGAATTCGACGAGATGACAGAGATAGCACTAGAGAGATAGGAGATAGAGTATGCAAGGTCTATGCACAGGTCATGAGAACCCTGACCTATGGTTCAGCGAGTCTATTGACAGCGACATTGACAACTACCACGTCAATGAGAACAGCGCAGAGTACAAGCAACGTATCGCTAATGTCAAGACCGCGCTATCTATCTGCAACGCATGCCCTACTAAGGCTGAATGCTTTAATGAGGGCATGAAGAAAGAGAACTTAGACAATGGTATTTGGGGAGGCACTCTGCCTGGTGAGCGTCTCATACTTACAGATGTTTCATTGACATGGAATAATCGTAGGTCTATGATTAACTTTGCCAACAGAGTGAGGACAACAATGTAATGAAGTCATTAACTTTCTTACTACTCGTAGTGATTGCACTGCTAGTAACAGACAATTCAAAAACTGCCACGGACACAACAGACAAAGGCGTGCGCTTAGAATGGAATGTCGTTGATAGCAAGGCATACGCTAGAGACAAGCTCAACGAGTGGAAAGATAATCAGGTGTCATGCCTCAATAGATTGTGGGGCAAAGAGAGTGCTTGGAATCCAAGTG